TACGCCGAATACCGGCGCCTCCAGGCCATGATCGATGAAGCCAAGGCTGCGCTGCCCTTCCGCCCGACCGTACCGGGCGCGCAGGCCCACTTTGGCGTGCCCAGCGTCGCCAAGGACGTCATGCGCGACCTGGCCAAGTCACCCGACCGACAGGTGGCCGCCGACGCCCAGCAATGGATTACCTACCAGGGCTACCTGAGCGCTGCGTCGAAATGGTACCGAGGCTGGCCCGCCGCTACCGGCGCAGATGGTCGGCTGCGCTGCAACTACCGCCAGATGCGCATCGAGTCGGATCGCCCAGGCGGTAAGACGGGCGGAGCGATCTCTGGCCGACTAAGCGTCGAGCGCGTCCAGTTGCAGGCAATCCCGCACGAGCATCAGATTCCGCGAGGGATCCGCCCGATCCGGACATTCTTCCGCTCGAAGCCACATCACGACCTATTTTCGCTCGACATCAGCCAGGCCGAAGTCCGAGTCGCCACCTCGCTGGCCAAATGCACCGGCATGCTGGACGTACTGCTATCCGGGACGGACGTGCACGGCCAGACCGCGACTAAGGTATTCGGGGTCAAGCCGGGCGACCCCATGTGGGAGCAGCTCCGCGCGGTCGCCAAGCGCCTCACCTTCGGCATCCTCTACGGGGCCGGAATCGACACGCTGAGGGAACAGATCCGGCTGTTCACTGGCCAGGATTACAGCCGCAACGACACGCGCGCACTCAAGAAGCGCTACGACGACGAGTTCCCCGAGTTCACCCGCGCCAGCCATCGAGCGCAACAGCGCGCCGATAGGGGTCTAGGCGGACCCGGCTACCTGACATTCTGGGTCACCGGCCGGAGGCGCAAGTTCGGTTACGGGGAGCGCACGCACAAGGCTTGGAACGCGATGATCCAGGGCACCGTGGCCGAGTTGATGAAACTCTGGATGGTCGAGGTCAACGAGCAGTGGCCCGAATGGCTGCTGCTCCAGACGCACGACGACCTGGTGCTGGAGGTCCCGCACGGGCAAGAGGACGAGCTAGACAAGATCAAGGCCCTCGGCATCAATACCTTCCGTGACCGACTGGTTGCGGTGGGCGGGCTCGATGTTCCGTTCAAGATAGACCAGAAACGGTGGACCGATGCTGCGTAGCCTGATACTGACTACTTTACTACTAGCCGCTGCCCTCGTGGGGGGCTCGATGCCCGCGAACGCGGCGACCTGTGCGACCCACTGGGGCTCGCTGGAGAAGGCCAATCTTACCCAGGGCGGGGACATCTCCAACGTCCGCGCCGGACAGGACGGCTGCTTCGACCGGCTAGTCTTCGATATTCGAGGCGCGAACGCCGGATACGACGTCAAGTACGTCAACACGGTGTTCGACGTCGCGGCGGGGCGACCACTGAACGTGCCGGGTGGGGCTCGGCTCTCAGTGGTCGTGTTCGCCAATGCTCTCACCTCCCACACACCCAACGTAGCCGGATTCTCTGTTTTCAGGAGCGTAGTCTACGGCGGTACCTTCGAAGCGGTGACTGTGTACGGACTGGGCGTCAGGGCTCGACTCCCATTCCGCGTGTTCACGCTCACCGCGCCCAACCGACTGGTCGTCGATGTAGCGAGGACCTGGTCATAACCGAATAGGAGTCTGCCATGCCACGACGGAGCGCTCTTCCCAAGTTCTGGATCTCCGTAGACCCAGGTGACAAGCACGTGGGTTACGCGAGCTGGGACTACGAGGAGTGCTCCGCTGCTGTCGAGATGACCCCGGACGAGGTAGTCGACGTGATCTGCGACCTCGCCGCGTTCGGGATCATCGGTCTGCTCGTAGTCGAGCGGTTCACGCTGTATCCCTGGCTGGCCGCTCAGATGTCGCACTCCGAGCTGTGGACACCCCAACTCATCGGGGCGCTGCACCACATCGCACGACGCCACAACATCCCCTTTGAGAAGCCGCAGGCGAGTAAGCTAGGCGACGTCTACGGGAACCCCGAGCTGAGCGGTCGGCTGTATCGCAGCATTGGCCACGGGAAGCACGCTAAGGATGCTGAGGCGCATGGGCTTAGGCTAGTTTCCCAACTGGAGATGCAGAGAGCGGGTTACGCATGAGCAGGCTACAAGTGGTCGTAGGAGGGCAGTTTGGCTCGGAGGCTAAGGGGGCGATTACCGGCCGTCTGGCGCTGGAATCGGAGGCACCCCTCGTTGTCAGGGTCGGTGGGCCGAACGCAGGACACACGGTGTTTGACGCGAACGCGACAGAGTGGAAGCTGCGGCACGTACCGGTGGGATTCATCAACCCGCGCGCCAAGCTGGCCCTCGCGGCCGGATCCGAGGTAAACGCCGAAGTCCTTTTCAAGGAGATTAGCGAGCTGGAGGGGGCAGGCTACGATATCACGTCGCGGCTGCACGTGGACCCCCAAGCAACGCTCCTGGACGACGATCACATCGCAATGGAGGGAGCCAGCACCCTCAACGCTCGGCTCGGCTCGACGGCCAAGGGGGTTGGTGCCGCGCGCTCCGACCGAATCTGGCGCACGGCCAATCTCGCGGGCAGCATCATGAACCCGGTACCCGTGGCCGAGTTGATCGAGGACTACTACACTACCGATCACGACATCATCGTCGAGGGAACCCAGGGATGGGGCTTGGGCCTGCACGCGGGTCAGTACCCCTATTGCACATCGGGCGATGCGCGGGCGATCGACATGATGGCGCAGGCCGGAGCGGTCCCCTGGCGCTGGTCGCCCGACCGGCTGGAGGTCTGGGTCGTCTTCCGCACTCGGCCAATCCGGGTGGCGGGCAACTCCGGTCCGCTCTACGGCGAGACCACCTGGCAGGAGCTGGGGCTGCCCGAGGAGTTCACGACGGTTACGAAGCGCGTCAGGCGCGTCGGTGAATGGGACCCCGAGCTGGCGATGGAAGCCCTCGCCGCAAACGGCTCTCCCAGCAAGGCGATGCGAGTCGCGATCACGATGCTCGATCACCTGTTCCCTTCGGTGGCGGGCGCAACACAGCTCTCCCAGCTCGATCACGCAGCGCGGGTCTGGCTGGAGACACGAGAGAAGGAAATGGGGCTGCCGGTCGATATGGTCGGCACGGGGCCCTACACGCAGGTTAGAATGGGAGTCAACCATGGGACTGCCTGAATGGTGGGCCGAGACGTCTGCTGAGGACGTCGGAGCCGCTGAGATCAAGGCGAAAGAATACGGGTCGCTCGACCTGGTGATCATTGGCCGCACGATGCGCGAGCTGATCGGAATCGGGCCGGGCATCATTGAGGATGCCGAGATCGGCATTATGTTCTACCAGCTCGGCAAGCTGGCGCGTTGCGTCAGCGCCATCAGCGGAAGCCGCAGGCCCAGCGACGATACTTGGCACGATATTGTCGTCTACGGTATGATGGTGCGGCGGATCCGTGAGACAGGCCAGTGGCCGTGAACAGATACGCACATCCGGTCATCGACCACGCCTGGTCCGCGCAGGGCAAGTACGCTTACTGGCTCCGCGTGGAGTGGGCGGCCTCGACTGCGGCCGGTGACGGCCAGACGGCCTCGGCACTTGGTGAGGAACTTGACTCGCATGATCTCGCGCAGATCGCCAAGCTGGAGACCATCACGCGCCATGACGTGGGTGCTTTCGTTCGTTGGATGCGCGAGATGCGAGGCGCTCCTCGGGCACATTGGGGGCTGTCGTCCTCTGACCTCGTCGATGCCGGTCAGGCCCTGGCTGTGCAGGAGGTGTCCAACTGCCTGTACCGCGAGGCGCGCCTTCTGACGCAATCGCTAGAACTATTGGGGGTACAACATGCCGACACTCCGCGTGCTGCCCGCACCCACGGAGTCTTTGCCGAGCCGGACACGTTTGGGCGCCAAGTGGGCGTCTGGGGTGACCGCGTTGCGAAAGCGGCTGAGCTGCTGGTTGGCTCAACTGGACCCGCCACCGAGATTGTACTCGGTGGGCCCATCGGAGACGCCCAGGTGCACGATCCCGTGCGCTTGGGGGCTCTGCTCGGACTGCAACCCGGACGTTATCGCAAGGCGCAGGCGAATGACCGAGGCGGCCTTGTCGGTTGGGCTGGTTCGGTATCTGGGCTAATGTCCGCCGTCGAGCATCTGGCTTTGCAGGTGCGGATTGGAGCGACTCACGGTGAGCTGGCTGAATGGTTCGCGCCCGATCAGTGGGGTTCGACTTCCATGCCGCATAAGCGAAATCCGGTTCGCTCAGAACGCATCTGCGGCCTGGCTCGGGTGGTGCGCGCTCAGGTGGGCGCCTTGGCCGAATCTGTCAGTTGGTGGGGCGAGCACGACATCAGTCATAGTTCTGTCGAGAGGGTCTGCGTACCGCTTGTCACCGGGCTCACTGGCTTTGCACTACGCGAAGCTATTGATCTAGTCGCCCACCTGGTGGTCGCGCCCGATCGCATGCGAGCCCACATCGAGCACGCAGGCACTTGGGACCGGTGGCTGGCCGAGCAATCGGCGAACCCGGACGCTTGGGCCGAGATCTACAAGGGGTTGCAGGGATGAGCCGCCTCGTGTACGTGGCCGAACCCATCGACCAGTCAGTGAACCCGATCGATCACGCGTGGGCGGTGCCGAAGGACTGGACTCTTTACCGTCCGAGTCGAGCGTTCAGCGGTCCAGCGGCCCAACTGGACGCAACCAACCGGGCGGTGATGTCGACCATCGACGGCCTGATGGCCTTCCTCCCGGCAGGCGTTCCTACAATTGGCGTACCGGCCGAGATCGAACACGCCCTCGCGCACGGCATCCCAACCGTGATCGTGACCGACATCGACACCAGCGTCACGATTCACGGGTTCGCGGCGCGAGGGGCCTACGTCACGCATCGCGTGCACGACGCGATCAAGACGCTGGACGAAGCGATGGACTCGATGCCGAGCCCCAACGAGATCGGGTTCGTTCGCACCAAGCCGGGGGCCCAGCTCCCACGTCGCGGATTCAGTGACGATGTGGGGCTGGACCTGTTCGCTAGCGAGGCGATCCGCGTCCCCGTGATGCAGTTCCGCGACGTGCCAGCCGGGGTGATCTGCAACTTACCGCCTGGCATGTGGGGCTACGTCACCAGCCGCAGCTCGACGATGCGCAAGCATCGGCTGTGGGTGACTCCAGGCGTGATCGATCCCAGCTTCCGAGGCGAGCTGTTCGTCGGGATCTGGAACGTCAGCGGGGCGACCCACGACGTCAAGGTGGGCGACCGCCTCGGTCAGCTGATCCTGATGCCCGCCATCACGCCTGTACCGGTCTGGGCCGAGGGAATCGCGCCTGGGACGTCCGAGCGGGGCGCGCTGGGCTTCGGCAGCACGGGGGCATGACCCGCATACGCATCGACGCCCGGCTATCCGAGTGGGCGGCGATTCAGCAGCACTTGAGAGGGGTCCGGCCGTGGCGCGACAGGGGACGACAGCTGCGACAGTGGGGGGAGGTGAGAACATGAGCGCAATCGATGACGTCTCGCGGGTCGTCAGCGACGCCCTGCAGAGCATGAGCGATTCGACCGTCAGCGAGCAGGACGTGAGCGGCGACGCGCACCGGTACGACGTGCAGATCGGCGACGAGAACGTGACAGTGAACGTCGGTGGAGCAGTGAGTCAGTAAGTCTGCCGCTTCCCAGACAGCGAGACCCCCCACCAATGGTGGGGGGTCCGCTTGTCGTTCAGGAGACGAACTGCGCCTCGGAGACGTCCATCGTCTTCGCCTCGCCCTTGGCGGTGACGTAGGTCACGACCGAACCGGCGACCAGGGCGTTGTACGTCCAGCGCCCGACCTTGATCTGGGCCGAGAAGGCCGAGTCCTTGAGGGCGGCGTCGTCGTCCGCGAACCGCGCCTGGAGCGAACCCTTCCGGTAGTAGAGGAACGGCACCAGCGCGGGCACGACGGCCTCGGCACCCTGGCGAGCCGACATGATCACGCCATCCACGACGACCTCTTCGCCGTTGCGGTGGGCGGCCTGGAGCAGGCTCTTGGCCTTGGCGTCGTGGCCGGGGGCCCAGGTCTTGTAGGTCACCCGACCGCAGTCAACGCCGAAGCGAAGGCAGGAGCAGGGCAGGAGAGCGACGGTGGACTTCGACATTTTGGGTTTCCCTTCCCAGTAGGTGTCTTGCGAGCGAAGGAGAGAGGGGGCTTGGGGCTCCTCGCGAGGGCTGGATCTTTGATCCGCCGCTCCGGGGCCGTGGCCCCCTCTCAACCTTGTAACACAAGTATACCAGCCCAGGGGATATTCGCACAATTCCCTGGAACGTAACCCTTGCCACACCCTTTTTCGGGACCCGCGCGCACCCCTGGCCAGGGCCGACTTGACAGCGGGTCATCTTGTGTGGTATGATGGTCACATACAGGGCGAGGTACGCCCTGCAAGGGAAGGGAAACCCAATGAGTACGCAAACGAGCAAGAAGCGCAGATGGCCGATCCTGGCCGCGCTGGGCATCGGTGGAGTGATCTTCGTCGGCGGATGTTCGGCGCTGATGGTCGCGACCCCGCATCCCGACCAGTACCGAGTGCAGCCGGTGCCGACGCTGCCGATGCCGATCGTGCCGGACGCGATCCCGAATGACCAGACGCACATGGGCACCGATGGCCAGTTCCAGGTCGGGACCGACATTGCGGCTGGGCAGTGGAAGACCCCCGGCAAGGCCGATGGCCCGATGGGCTGCTCGATCAATGTCCGGAACAAGGACGGCCGAAGCGTCGACGACGTCAAGTACAGCGACGGACCGATCTACGTCACGGTCCACAACGGGCAGATCGTGGAAGTCCGCGACTGCCAGCCGCTCGTCCTCGTGAAGGCGGCCTCGAAGTAAGGCAACAACCCCCGCTCCCCGCAGTCTGCCGATCTTCTCGGGCTCTCCGAGGAGGTCGGCATGTCTGTCTTAG